TCAAGAATAATTAAAGCTTCATTGAGCAAATCGCCAACAGTTGATTGTGGTTTAAAAGAATAAGCACTTCTAAACAAATCATCTCCCCATCTTTCAAGGAATCTATGCTTTCTTCCTAGTAGATTGGTCAAACACCTATCTTGTCTTAACTCATCTTGAATCCGTGATTGCCAAGCTCTTAGTTGCGGGCACTTCATATGATAAATGTCCATCAACTTCTTAGCATCTTTCATCTGTATTCCGAGCTTTGCCGCCAGAACTCCCGGGCCTGCCGAGTAATTATTTGCGTGCCTGATAGTTTTTCCAACTTTCCTTTGTTCAGGAGTAATGTCCTGTAAAGGCACGTTGAACATATCACTTGCTGTCCATTTATGAACGTCAAGATTATTCTCGTCGCAATACTCTGCTGTTTGCCCAAAGGAATCTTTAAATAGTTTTTTAAGCTTCTCATCCCCGATAAGATAAGCCACAACAACAGCTTCCGCTTGTTTGTAGTCTGCTTGTACGAATACTTTACCATCACCAGCATAATACATTTTCCTTGCTTCCGGCGGTATATTCTGAAGGTTACCTGAGCCGAAGGGGAGGATAATAGATGCCGAAGAACTCCACCTTCCGAATGACTTATAAGATTCTTCATCATCTAAAACCGTTCCTTTGTCCTCCCGCGCCATAGTAGCTCCCGTTATGTTGTAACAGGTATGGACGGTTCCGTTAGGAGAAACTGAGATGTCGAGGAAAGTAAGAAGCTTTTGGGCCTTTTTTAACTCTATGATTTTTGTTAAAGTTGGATTGTTAGTCATACGCGATAATTTCGTAAGAGCTTCATTCCCTGCTGTTATTGTCTGAGGGTCGTTGGAGTTTTTTCTTCTTTTATACTGTGCAGGCAAACCCATATCTACGTAGAGTAAAGACTGTAACTGCTTAGGAGAGCCGTAGTTAATTCTTTTTCCTACTCTCTCAAACAGCTCATTTTCACAGGAGTGAATTTTTGCGGTGGTACTTACAATAAGTTCTTTTTGTTTTACTATGTCTATCTTAATGCCTTGCAATTGAAGCATGTTAGCAACTTTTACCTGAGAAACTTCGAAGTCGTGGGTATGTCTAACTCCCATTTTTGCCATTTCAAGTTCAAGAACTTCCCAAATCCCTACAGTATTGCAGGCATCTGCAGCATTGTAGAGTTCTGGAGTTTCACTCGAAGTATGTTTCCACGGCGGGACATTTAAGCAAATCGAAGCGAGGAATCCCAATGACCTCGGAGTTTCAGGCCAGCACGAATGGGCTGCCATCATGATGTCTCTGTTGAAGTTTTCACAGTAAATGTTGTTGTGATGCCAGAGAACTGCGGAGTCATAAGCTCCGTTTTGCATTATGATTTCTTTTTCAGCACAGAGTTTGGCTAACTTAAACCAAACCTTTTCCTCCATATCTGCTTGGAGTTTAGGCATTTTTCCGCGTAGGAGGTTAAAAGACATAGCTCTTTGGGAAGACTCTGCAACTCCGAGGATGCTTACGTGGGCTTGCTGAGTTGTTTCAATGTCAAACCCAACAACTTCTTTGTGGTCGTAAGTAAGAAAATCGAGGTAATCACAGAATTCATTTGCTGTTGTAGCTATAAGCAGTTGCCTGTTATCTTCTACTAAATCTCTTGTTTTTGAATTATTAATAGCTTTTCTAAAGTCCATCACAGTTTGGAAAGCAAATTTGTACTCTATTTGAATTTGCTTCGGGTGAATTGCAGTTATAACTTTTTGGCCTGGAACTAAGCTAGATTCAGTTATGTAACCTCTGAAAGCGTTTATCCCCGTGTTTCCAGTTAAATAATGCATAGCTATCGGGCCGAGAGCTATTATTATGTTTGGCTTATAGTTTTCAATTTCAACTTTTAACGCTTCTAAGCAATCAATCCAGTATTGTTTTGGCTTTGTGCATTTAGAATCCTCAAAGAAAAAACTGATGCTATTTCCTGGAGGTTTGTCTCTTGCTATGGTTGTAATTAAGCATTCTGCCCGCGAAGTTCCAGCTTCCCGAAGAAGAGAATCAAGAATAACTCCGGCATTTCCCATTAAGGGACGGCCTGTTTTCTCGTCGATTTCTGCAGGAGCATCGCCTATAATCATTATCTCTGCAGTTGTAGGGCCTTCTAGTAAAACTGGCATTTTGTTTACTCCGATTAAACGGGGTGTCAGAAAGGTCAAAATTTGACTTTATGCCTGATGTTTTGAATCTACTGGGTTAACTTAGTTTTCCATGACAGCGTCTGTAGGCCCTTTTGCTTCCACACCAGCACTTTGAGTTCTTACCCATCATCTTTTGTGAGACGCTTACTACTTCGCCGGTGGCTTCTATTTCTTTAGCTCTCACTCGCATTTTGTCGAATATCTCTTCTTGGGTGTTGCCTTCAAAGACTTCTTTAATTCTGCGACCGTCTGCAAAATTATGTTCTTGCATTAGAGACCCTCCCTACGCTAAATTTATTGAGTTATCCTTGCAATCCTTGTTAATGCCTGCGAATAAGCTTCCTGACTTAAATCCCCTCCAATACAGAAAAGCTTTTGCTTTATGCCTGCTTCAATGGAGGCTCCGCTTCCCATGCAAGGGTCGTATAGGCACTGCCCTGGGAAACAGACTCTTTCAAGAAGGTTTGTGATAAGCGCAACTGGTTTCTCATAGGGGTGCGTTTTAACTCCTGGGAGAACGGGGTTACATTCTATCCAATCAGGCATGCCTTCCTTCACAAGCCTTGATTCTTGTTTTCTGACATAAAGATACGTTTCATAACATGAGGATGGCCAGGCATACGGTACATTAGTCTGACCCGTTTCCCTTTTAATCCATAGCATTGGCTTGATATAAGCAAGCCACCCCGCAGATACAAATAGCGCACGAACAGTGTAGAAGTGCTCAGGGCCGACAAACACATAACCGTGTGCTTTAGCAGTAGTAAATCTAAAACTCTCAATTGCCAAAGTTGCCAAGAAGCTGAGAGCTGTATCTTTCCCATCCGCGATAATGAAACCAGCGGAAGTGACTCCACCAGTTTGGCCGCCGATTCCAATAGCTGTTTTGTCCGCGTCGATACCGTACATTGGGTCAGTGAAAAGTATGTCGACTTTTCCATCCGGAATCTCCTTCATAAACGGAATAGAATCTCCGTGGTATAGCTTTACAAGTTCTTCTTTGGCAGTGACAGCCTCTTCGTGTTTCTGAATCCCGGCGATAGAAGTCTGAATTCTATCCAGGCCTTTTATAGCCTTTGCTATTACATTTTTAGTAGGAGCCTTGGCAAGTTCAGGAAATGCTTTTACAGCATTTGCAAGAGCTATGTCATTTATAACCGAGCCTTTTGTTTTCCCTACTAAGGCAGCAGTGTTTTCAAGAGTCCAACCTCCAGGTCTACCCGAAGTTGCGGCGCCATGCTGTCTACACTTAAGCTCGTGTAGTTCCTGGACCGCGACGACTTCCTCCCCAGGAGTGAAAGCTTTCCTTCTGAGATTCTCTTCCAGTTCAAGCTCTCGCAGAATAAGTGGGTCAACTTGGTCTGTGTAAGCGGCTCGGACAGTAAGCCCAGCAAATATACAAGCTGCGAGTCGTCGGCCTCCGCAAACCAGTGTATTGTTCCGGTCGATAAGTATAGGGTGTATTTGTCCTTTGGTTCGGATGGATTCTGCAAGTTCTTTGACATCTCCCATATCCTTTCGCCAGCGAGGGTTGTTTTTGTCGATTTTTACAGTCATGGGGGAGATGTCAAAGATTATGTTGGTAGGAATCTGAGACATGCCGGGGATGTCTTCTATAAGAGGGATATTAGTCATTTTATTAAGCTCCTTATTTGGTTAAACTTAAAGGTCTATGTATTCAACTGGAATGCCAAGGCGTTTTGCTATGGCTACTTCCTTCTGAACTCCAACACTTGCTTCCCAGCCATCCAGTTTTAAAACTACCAACTTCCTGCATTTTCCTGCAAACAGTTCGCAGTAAGTTCTCCAGAAATTCCAGTCGGTTGGCAAACCTACGAGTAAAGCAATAGGGTGGCAGTGAACAATCGGGGAAAAGACTGTCTGGCCTTCGCGCATCATGCGACCAGCGGCAACAGCAGCTTGATGAAATCTAACTTCTCTTACTTTCGGGTCAGGGTCAGTGTAAGGACTCGCTAGGTAAATCATTTTATTAAACTCCTTTTATTTTGTTTTTAGCTTTTATGTATTTTATAGCAAGTTCTGTGTAAAGTTTTTGTTCCAGTGTTTCTAGCATTCCTGTGTATGCACCAGAATTAAGGACATCTCTTACTAATTCTCGTAGCATAGAAGAACTTGAAGCAATTTTACCTTTGTTAAGAAAGTATTGCTGATGAATTATCTGCAAAGGACTTGATGATTTAACGGATTTCCTTTTCATATAAGCCCCATTTGTCTAAGCAAATTTAACCCCTCAGCAGTAACAGCCACCTTCTTGTCCCCTGGCTTCGCCCGCGTTGTTTTCTTGGCGTCTGAAGTTAAGTTAAAAGATTGAATGGCTGTTAAATCTTTCTCTCTTAATTCTCTATATGTAAGTACAAAAAAGCCACGTTCCTGGGGAGGTAAGTAAAGGAAATTTGGCTTCATATCTTTCAGTTTCATGTTTTGGTGCTCCTTAAAAAGAGTGGCGTGGCTTATGCCAACTACCTGCCAACTACCTGCGGAGGGGACATTGTTAATCCTCAAAATGACCAGGAGTCCTTGGGCCACGCCACTCTTTCTTCATTTACTTCACTTCTTCCGGCCAGTACTAAGCCGCCGCACTCATTTTATCTGTGTTGTTGTTATACTTCCCACTGCCCTTCGGATACTCCGAGATTCCCACTTTCGCCACAACCTGCAGACCAATCCAGTCCCCGTTTTCGATGGTCTGGAGAATCTCAGGCATGGTGTTCATGTTGACTTTCATGTCGTCAGCAAACTGCTTGAGCATGTTGACTTTGGACTGGAACTTGTTGCCGGAGCCGGAAGCGTTAGGCTCGTTCTCATCCCCTTTCTTCGGCAGGTAATTCCTGTACCAGATGTGACTGCCGTCGATGGGAGTTTCGCCATCCGACTTGAACCCGCCGTTTCCGTCAAGGGCGACCTTCCAGTTGATGGAGCCTTTCTCCGCGTCGAACTTGACTTCGATTACGTTTCCGAAGTAGTTACCCTGCGGAATCAGAGGGTCGGCTTTGAAGTCCTGCTCCAGGTTAAAATCAGTGTTGAGGTTGCTTGTTCCTTCAGTTTCTTCACTCATGTTGTTTCTCCTTTATGTGGTGTTTTGTTGCTGCTTTACTTGGGTGGCACAAGTGTTGCTGGAACTACTGGTTTTGTGGATAATACTACTCCTGCTACCTTCGGCTTTGACCCATCTTCAATAGCCTTCATCAAAGCAGAATAAGTATTAGGAACATACATCGGGAGCCTTTGTTCTTGGCCAGACATTCTAGACCTGGCTTTATACAGACCCCTCGGAAGCGTCTGCAGTTCAAAAACTGGAACCCCGCCTTTCAGGTTACTGGTTGAAATGTAAACTTCATCAAAATACCCAGGAACTGTATCCGACAAAGCTCCTGGGAGCAGAGGTTGAATCTTGATTATCGCCCCGGTTTCCTCATCCCTTACAACTTGGAGATGGGACAGAACAACGAGGTTACAAGGCCACTGCATAAACTGCCTTAACTTCCCCTCCACCAAATGCCTTACCATCCCGTAGTGGACATTCCACAAGGGGCCACCTGTCGGGGAACGCTTTGGGTCAAGTTGAAGAGCTTTTTCCATCGCCAAAGCTGACATCAGTGAAGTGGAGTCGATAACCACAGTTTTGTATTTCCCCTCTTTTACAAGTTTTTCAATCTCCTTGAATTCCTTGTCAAAGGCAGTCCAGCCGATAGCATTGGTATCGTACTGAGTGTAATCCCAGTCTTTTCCTCTGTACGTAAGGATGCCTTTGTCAAAGTCAAAGATAAAGCCGGGAGTTGGAAAGGTGGAGGCGAAAACTGACTTCCCTGTCCCGTAGTCCCCTACAACAAGGACTTTTAGCAGTTGGGTGTTAATTGTAACTTCCTTAGCATTCATGATTGTCACTTTACTTCACCTCCCTTTTTACTTTCTTAAAACACTACTTCACTCGCCTTCACATCTTTTGAAACTTCCCAAGCTTCACCAACCCTGTACCGACTTTCATCTATCCTTACGTCTTTGACACTTTCATTGTTCTGGCAAAGGCCTAGGAATTGACAGGGAGTGTTGTAGTTGAAACAGGAATCGTGATTCATGGGCCATAGTCCCCGCTCATCTTCCCTTTGAATATCAAGGGCTGTAGCAAGGAAACTGTTTCTCCACTGCAGAAGGTCGTTGTCGTTGAAAATCTGAGGGACGCGGCGGAATTCTATCTTCGGAGTTCCG